GCCGTCAGCTCGAACACGACAAGCGCGGCAACCTGCTCTGGGAGACGGTCGTGGAGAGCTGCCCGCGCCGTGGTGGCAAGAGCACCCGCCTGGTCGGCCTGGTCAGCCACCGCTTGGCCAACGCCGACATGTTCGGCGGCGAGGTGCAGACCTGCATCCACACCGGCAGCGACGTGAGCATCTGCCGCGAGGTGCAGCGCCGCGCCTGGCGCTGGGCCGAGGACGTGGCCGGGTGGACCGTGATGCGCGCCAACGGCAAGGAGTCGATGGAGACCCCGACCGGTGACCGGTGGCTGGTGCGCAGCCAGAACGGGGTCTACGGATACGACTGTTCGATCGGTGTTGTAGACGAAGGATGGGACGTGCCGCCCTCGGTCGTGGACGAGGGCCTGGAGCCCGCACTGCTGGAGCGCACGATGCCGCAGCTCTACCTGACCAGTACCGCACACCGACGCGCCACACCGCTGATGCGTCGCCGGATCGCGTCGGCGCTGGCGGGCATGGGAGAGGACTGGACGACGCTCCTGATGCTCTGGGGAGCAGGTCCCGAGGACGACATCGGCGACGAGGACACCTGGCGTCGAGCTTCCCCTTACTGGACACCACAACGTCACCGCATGATCAGCGGCAAGTACGAGCGCGCGATGCGCGGCGAGCTGGATCCCGAGGCCGACGATCCCGATCCCATGAAGGGCTTTGCGGCACAGTATTGCAATCTGTGGCCGGATCCGACCGCGGCCAAGCCGCCGGTCGGCGAGCCGGTGGTCACCGAGGACGAGTGGTCAGCGCTGAACGGCTTCACGGCGCTTGAGCGCCGCGAACCAGCGGTCGCCGCGGTCGAGGCGTGGTTCGCCCAGGGCGCGGCGATGACGCTCGCCGAGCAGCTCGCCGACGGACGGGTCGGCGTCTCGACGACGGCGTTCCCGGACGCGGCCAGCGCGGTCGCTGCGGCGCAGGCGTCCGGCGCGACGCAGGTGCTGGTCGCCAAGTCGCTCGCGACCGGGCAGACCGGCGTCACCCCGGTCGGCGGCACCACTCGGCAGGCGGTCATGGACCTGCGGCGTTTCATCGACGACGGCGTGCTCACCCACGACGGCAGCAGCGCGCTGGCCGAGCAGGTGCTGGGGCTGCGCGTCGTGCAGGCCACCGACGGCCCGCGGCTGGTCTCGAAGGCACGCGCCGACGCGGTCAAGTCCTGCGCGTGGGCGGTGGCCGCGGCGCAGACCGCGGTCGACCCGCCGCTGATCTTCTACTGATCCCCAGGTTGGCCTGTCTGGGCGGTGTCATGGACACCTAACTCGGGACTACCCTGCTGCTTGACCAGGTCGGTCCACCTCCAGCCGCCAGCAGCACCAGCAGTGCCAGCATGCCGAGGTCTCATGACGAGCCGACCACCCCGGATCCGCACCAGCAGGATCGCCACGCGCGCCTCCTACGTGCGCACGAACGCCGACCTGCTGCTCAACGAGCCGGATGGTTTTCCGAGCGCGTTCCCGGCGATGTGGTGGGTGGGCTCGGACACGGGGGCGGGTTCGTACCCGATCGGGCCAGCCGCTCTCGGCGGCCCGCACACGGGGCGGGTACAACCTGCCACCACGCGGCTGATCAGCTTGATCACCGACCCGCTCTCGGTGGTGCCGTGGCGGCAGGTGCAGCTCGGCTTCAACGGCGACGTGCTCACGACGCCGCGGTTCCTGACCGACCCACAACTCTTGCGCCCCGACAACCGCTACGACACCCCGGCGCTGCCTGCCGTGCAGCGGCTGCCGCGCGCGGAGTTCTTCGCCTCCTGGATCCGCGTCGCGATCATCGCGGGGATGGCCGCGCTGATCTTCATCGAGGACGTCGACGGGCAGCCGCTGGCCGGGTCGCTGCGGGTGCTGAACCCGTTCTACGTCGCGCCGGTCCGGGGCGAGACCGGCGCGCTGTGCTGGGAGATCGGGGACGGCGCGGACCGGATCCGCAGCGACAGGGAGGGCTACTTCCAGGTCGGCGCGCTCACCTGGCGGCTGGTCATGCTGCGCGACCCGCACGCCCCGGTCGACGAGGACGGACGTTCGATCTCGCTCTTCGAGCGGCACGCCGACACGTTCGGCCTGTCCGGTCAGATCGAGCAGTACATGGCGGGCGTCTACCGCGGAGACGGGGTCCCCTCGGGACTGCTGCGCGTGAACACCCCCGGCCTGCAGCAGGAGACCGCCGATGCCCTGCAGCAGGCGTGGATGGCCGCGCACGGGTCGCGGGCCGGGGTGGCCGTGCTCTCCAGCACCGTGGACTTCACCCCGCTCTCGCGCAGCCCGGTCGACGTGGCCGCGATCGAGGCCAAACACGCCAACCTGGCGGATTTGGCCATGTGTTTCTCGCTGGACCCAGGTGGTGCGCTGGGCATCTCGCTCGGAGCGTCCAACACGTACCAAAACATGCAGGCGTGGTTCGCGCGTCTGCGTGTCGACCTGATGCCCTGGATCACCGCGGTCGAGGAGACCATCAGCGCGCTGCTGCCCGCCGGTCGCGGCGTGCGGATGGACTTCAGCGAGTACACGCGGCCCGACCCGCGCGAGCAGTACGCCGCGCTGCAGATCGCGGTCGACGCCGGTCTGCTCACCCTCGACGAGGCGCGCAACGCGCTCGGGCTTCCACCGCTGCCCGAGCCGCCGCCCGCGCCGCCGGTTCCGGAACCGGGGCCACCTCCGGAATCGGCAACAACCGCTCCGGTGCCGGATGTGCCGACCTCCCCGGCATCGGAGCGGCATCTACGTCTGCAGCCCTGGCGGCGGTAGGAGGACCGATGGCCAAGCTCAAGTCCAAGCAGCGCAAGCGCCTGCCGAAGAGCGCGTTCGCGCTGCCCTCGAAGCGCAAGTACCCGCTGGACACGAAGAAGCGGGCGCGCGCCGCGCTGGCGTACGCCGCGCGCAGCAACACCGCAGGGTCACCAGCCACGATCCGGCGGGCGGTGCTGAAGCGGTACCCGTCCCTGAAGAAGAAGACCAGCAAGAGGAAGTGAGACAGATGGCACGCGCACGCAGGGCCAGCCGGGTGACCAAGGACGCGATCAAGAGCGGCTTCGGCAAGGCCAAGGACACGGCCAAGAAGGTCGAGCAGAAGACCGAGCAGAAGTCCGAGAAGAAGTCCGAGTCGCAGGCCGACAAGCCGGTGAAGAAGTCATGACCATCACCGCTGTCCCGCCGGTCGAGTTCCTGGTTCCGGCGCGCTACCAGGCTCCGCAGTACCGCGAGGCCGTGGTGGAGCACATCGACCCTGACGAAGGCACGATCCTGATGCGCGCCGCCCCGTACAACCACGAGGTGATGTTGGATCGCGGGCTCTTCGAGAGCTTCGCGCCCCACACCTTCTCGCGTGCCGCCAACGCGCCGTCGCGCGTGAAGATGTGGCATCTGCACAACGGCCCGCTCATCGGCCACGCGCTCGACGTCGAGGACCGCGACGACGGTGTCTGGATCCGCGCCAAGTTCTCCAAGACGCCGCACGCCGAGGAGGCCCGCGAGTTGGCCAGCGACGGCAGCCTCGACCAGTGCTCGGTGACGTTCCGCGCGCAGCAGGACTACATCAACGTGACCCGCCATGCCGACGGCCTGCACGTGCGGCACAGCCGGGCCGCGCTGCTCGGTGTCGCGCTCGTGCCGCACGGCGCGTACGACGACCAGGCGTTCGTGGCCTCGGTCCGCGAGGCCGACGTCAACCGCGAGCGCGAGGCGCGCATCGCAGCGCTGCGGGCGCTGACCCACTGATGAATGGCGAGTGCTGAATCCCCAACGTGTACAGGGGATTCGGCCTCGTCGTACCCTGCCGTCAGCGGCTATCACTAGGTGCCACGGACCGCCACGGTCGGCCATCGCGACAGCGAGCTTCGACCCGCTCGGACCCGCTCGCCTCCTCCGCGTCGAAGAGCGACGCCCGAGGAGGCGTACTCATGCCCACGCACGACACTCTCACCCGGCTGCGCGACGAGCGCGACCAGCAGCGCAGCGCCGCCCTCGCCCTGATCGAGGCCGACGACTACGACCCGAACTCCGACGCCCTCAAGGCGACCGAGGAGCGCGCCGCGTACCTCGACTCGCAGATCGAGCGGCTGACCAAGGTGATGGAGCAGCAGGACGCTGCCGACACCCTGGACACCCGTCTGTCCCGCGTGGCCAAGCGCCAGGAGCGCGAGACCCAGCACCAGATCCAGACCCGCGAGACGCCCGGCGAACTGTTCACCAGGTCGGCGGAATACCTGGAATATCCAGGCCGCGGCACCAGCGCCCGCTTCGAGATCGACAGCCTGCTGGAGCCGATCCAGAACCGCGCACCGCTGCTCACCTCCGACTTCGGCGACGTCGCGCTGTCGACGCAGCGCGTGGTCGAGGGCCCGGTACTGGACCCGGTGATCTTCTCGGTGATCTCGACGATCCCGGTCTCGACCAACAGTGTCGAAGTGGTCAAGTACGCCTTCGACGACAACACCGCCGACGTGCCCGAGGGCCAGCCGAAGCCCGAGAGCGGCCTGGACGTGACCGTCGAGCCGCTCGCGCTGGCCACCCAGGCTCACTACGTCCAGATGTCGCGCCAGCTCATCGAGGACCAGGCCGCCGTCCGGCAGCGGGTCGACTCCGAGCTTCGTCGTGGCGTGCTGCGCAAGATGGCCGCCAACGCGTTCGCCGCACTGACCGGCGGCACCTACACCACCGCAAGCGGCGGCGGCGACCTGCTCGCGGGCATCCGCGCCGCGATCGGGATGCTCGGGGGCGACGGC